TGGGTCTGCTATTTCTTGTTTATACAATTTAAGATACTCTTCTTTGCTAATTGACTCAATACCTTCATTATCATTTTTAAATGCGTCTAACTCGCTTAAAAGTGCTTTATTTTGCATTGTAAGTTGTAAGTTTACATTCTCTGCCTGTCTTAATATATCTTTAAAGTTTAAAAATACTTGTTTGATATCGTAAATGTTTCGGTCAAATTCCATCGCGGCAATTAAACTATCTCTATTTCCTTGCTTAATCTTTTGAGAAATAAATTTATACTTTAATTCACTCAGAAATGTATCGGATAAATTAATCTTTGTGTCGATGCTTGCGTTCCAATATGCTATTTTTTCCATACTTTTTTTTAATTTAAAATGGTACTACGTCAATTATCGAATCTCGGTTAAAATCTTCCTTATCAAAATTTTCGTTTACCTTAATTGCATTTTCAATTCTATTTTCTTTCGGAATTAAATTCAAGTCACCACGATTTGAGTAAATTTCACCTCCAGTTAAAGACTTGACAAAATAACGATACGAACGCAAATTTAAGAAAAATTTATAAGTTCCGTTTTTACTTGTTCCTTTTGGTTTAGTTTTAGCTATACGGACGTGCAGTTCGTTGTCGGTTGCATATTCGCTATTGAAAGTTAGAAAGTTTGTAGGTGGTCTCCAAAAGATAAGCATCGACATTCCTTTCCTGAACCAAACCTGCCCGCCGGCAAAGTCTCTCGCTGTTGGCATTGGATAATAATAGTCGCCATCTTTAATCTTTTCTGCCTTTTGGTCTCTAACATGTGTAATTACGCAATGATGCCTATTGGTCGCCTTTGCATTTTTACGAACCATTCCTAAAACTCGGCTTAAGTATCTGTCTTCTCGTCCTAAATCAACTGCAAGATAGTCTTCTTTTAATTCATTCCAAGGGTCTATTGTAGTTGTTTGAATAGTTATGTTATTGTCTTTCTCGAACTTATCAACCAATTTATAAAAATCGTTAATCGTTATATCCGCTTGGTCATCTACAATGAAAAAATGCTTTTCAACGAATGTTTCAGCAAGTAATTTCTCCGATTCATTCATCATATTTGTATTTTTTACATAAGGTTTACCAACAAATTTATGCATAATCTCGGAATATACATCAACGTGTGAACCAGTTTCAGGAGAATATATAACGTGCTTCCATCCATGTAGGCAAGAAAGGTTAATTAGCATCTCAAACCAAAACTCACTCTTACCTGAAGCCGGTGCGCCCGCTAAATAAGTTGTGCTTCCTAAACGAATAGTGTAAGGAAACGCTTCCCATTTCCATCCAACGCTCTTACCTATTTCTAAGCCATCAACGTATAGCGTGTTTAGTTCTTTCGATACATCGGATAGTTTCTTAATCATGGTCGTGTATTGTATATGTTCCTACTATGCCTTTGCGCTCTGTTGTTAATTCCGTCCCATACAAATCAATGGTTTTAGGTCTTGAAAAGTATTCGATAGTACAATGCTTATAATCGTTATCTCTATGGAAAGCATCTTTCTTGCAATTAAGCATTGCGGTATGTATGTGTGTTTTTGTATAACCTTGCTTAAGTAAAGTTTTATACTTCTTTTTTACCGCATCTGATACTACTGCAAATTTCCGTTCAAAGATTTTATTAATTGTTTCAAGTAATATAGAGAAATCAATATCGCCAACTTTAGTTGGTGCAGGTAGTTTTATTATCTCCTCTTCTCTTATCTTATCTTCTCTTATGGCATCGGTTTCGCATTGCGGAATTGATGCGGTCGCAATGCGCTCGCTTTCTTCCCTTTGTTTATGGCGCTTTTCCCAACCTTCTTTTGCATTTTTACTATTTTGTTTCCTTGTATTATCAAATTCTGATAGCTGTTCTTCTAAAAAATCTATACGAATAAAGTCGTTTTGTACTACTATAATTTTGTTGTCGCAAAGCGAAACTAATGCGGTCGCATTGCCAGCGCATAACTTATTTATAGCTAATTTAAATGGAACATCTCCAAGCCTTGACCAATACATACAACATAAATCAATAAACAAACCTTTGTCTTCACGAGAACATATTTGAATGTTTCCGTTTTCCCATTGGTTTGGCTCGAATTTAAAAAATGGAAGTTCTTTTGCCATAGTTTTACAAATTAAAATGTATTAAAAAAGCCAATACCAACAAGGTGCGTGAGAAAACCTTGTGATACTGACTTTAAATTAAAATTTCTTATGAAGTTCTCACGCTTCTGAAATGCAAATATAATAAAATTATTCTAATAAAAATCTATTTCAATAAATTCTTCTCCTTTTTTTGTTTTTTCTTTATGTAAAACAAGGTAAATTAAATCTCTGTCGTTTACATTGTACTTCTTTTGTAGTAAATCCAGCACTAACTTTGTAGGGTTATCAATGTCGCTCATCATGTTGCTAAATCCGTATGTTATTTTCAAGCGTTTAAATTCTTTTATTTCAATATCCGGCAGTAATCTCAATACTTGAATCTCGTATTTCTTGTATTCAGGTGACTTATATCGTTTTCCTTGCCATGCTTTGTTGACTGATAATGGCTTTATGTTTAGGTTTATTATCATTATCCTAATATTAAACTTTCATCCAACTCAAAATACTCAACATCATTTTCCACCTTATCCAATACCTTCAATTGAATTTCTCGCAGTTCTTTAACATTTGCACAATTAATTACCGCATATTCCAACCAAGATAATGGCTGCTTTTTTTCTCCAAATATAAAACAATCGTTTAACTGGTCTGCAATTTCTTTGGTATACATTAAAAATAATTCGTCATTCTTAAAGTTTTGATATGTTTTAATGTAATGCAATACGCTACAATGCTCTTTACCTCCTAAATAAGAACCTATCTTTTCTAAACTGAATAAAGTATTCTTGCGTAGAAATACTGCAGCATACATTCGTTTATATACCATATCTCTTTTGCGTGTGATTTCGCATACACCTGATTCTTTTATAACCTCTAATACTTTTTCAATGTCTATTTGTTTCATATTGTTTCTTCTTTAGTAATTTCTTCCCATTTCAAATCTAACCATTGCAAAAATGCTCTTTGTATTTGATTTTGTTGGTCGAATATTTCCATATTTCCAACGTCCATAAAATGTTTATCTAATCTTCTTATTGCCTTTATCGTTTCGTTTTGCAATTGCTTTGCTTTAAATCTAAACGGAAAGTCCTCCAGTTTATCAGCGCACGTTGGTAAGATAGATGTGATTGATGTTAGATAAAATTCTTCTTTTGTCATAACTTCTGAATTTCTTTTTTTACCTCAACCCAAAACTCAGTACCTCTGTCCGCTCCCATATATCCTAATACTTCATCCACCGCAATCAATGCGCATTGTTTTGCAATATGTGTATTAAACCATTCTGGAATATTATTTTCTATTCGTAAATATTTTAATACTAATTCTTCCGCTTTCTCTTTTGCTCTCATTTTATATTCTTTTACGTATAAATTATTTGATATCCTCAATATTATATTCTTTTAAATATAATTCTATAACTCTAACTGTCTTCTGTAAATCCTCCTGAAATTGTCCTTTCTTGCGGCATCGAACAATACGTTTAATTATATCAAATTCCCACGCATTTAATTCATTTTGTGTAGCGAATAGATACAAGCTGCCGTTTGAATTGTCGTAGTGAGTATCTTTATTTTCTTTGTACCCATCCTTTAAACTCATATAGTTTTCTGCTCTTTGTTTTGCCATCATATCTTTATACTCTTTGTCAATTGCCACCTTTAACAAATCATTGTATTCTTTCTCTATCTCTTTTGCTTTTGTTCTAAAATCTTTCATATGTCTAAATTTAAATTGTAGTCGTCTAATATTTTTCTAATTATTCTTCTTACAGCTTCTGCGATTTCCATCTCTTGTTCGCTTGCATTATCGTTAAATGAAATTATACTAACTTGGTGCTTTGTTGTTTTTCTTAATTCTTGGTCTAATTCCCACATCGCACTTTTCCATTTGTAGCCATCCAATGCAACTTGGATTTCTTCTTGTTCTTCGTTTCCATCGTATTCAATCGTTACTTTCATTTTTCTTATTTTTTAGTTTTCCAATACATATTACATTTACCATTTTTTACATTTACGTTTATCCAACTTTGCCAAAAATCACTTGATGGAGCAGTAAATCTGTAGCAAGATTTTTTTACCTTGCAATCTTTACCTGTGCATTTTGCTATATCCGCCATTATATTGTTATTTTTTAAAATTAGATTCATAACTCAAACCATACCACTCATCCTTACCATTTAACGACATTTGTTTCTTACCATTTGGGTATATCGTTTTTGCTATTTTAAGCGTGTTTAATGGTACGTAAGTGTTTTCTAATGTACTTGGTTTAACGTCTTTGTTTAACCATTGTGAAATTGCTTTTAAATTCATGTTGTTTTGTTTTAAATTGTTAATTGATATATGCAAATATAATACGATTGTTTAGAATTACAATACTTATTAACTATTTTATTTCATTTATTTTCACTTTGTCAATGTTTACAAGGCTTATAGACGCAAAAAAAAATGCTCACTAAATCAATAGTAAGCATTATTTGAGGAAAAAAGTATGAAAAATCCCCTCTATATTATAATTCCATTAGTTCATTTATGCAAGTTTTGCCACCTATTATGATTGCACAACCTATAATCGGCTTCTTACCCGCCTTTGCATAAGCCATTGCATAACTTTCGTGGTCTATTCCGCAGCCTACTTGCGCACCGAATACTTTAAAGTTAGCACCGGCAAACCATTGTGTGTAGCATTGCGTGTGTAAATGTCCTTGTACTGTTGACATCATGTCAGCTCTACATTTAGCAGAAGCAGTACCCGCCTCACCATGTATGTACTGCACATTATCAATTATTACACGTTCTGTAAAGTTCCAATTAGGCGTTTCAAGAACTTCTTTATACGCTTTAATCCATCTACTCGGAATCGCTCCAGTTTGCGCCTTACGCATTATAAGTCTATCGTGATTACCGATAGTCACATCAGCTACTGGAAACGCTTTATACCATTCTGCAATTTTTGAAATAGCCAAATCTAATTCTTGCCCGCCTGACATTCCGTTAACATTTGTTTCATGGTAACTTGAATAGTGATTATCTATAACATCACCAATGAAGCAAATTCTATTGCAGTTATGTTTCTTGTACATCTCAATACAAAACTCCAAATATCCATCCAAACAAAATGGCTCATGTAAATCACCTATACATAATACTCGTGTTTCGTTTGAGTTGCGGAATTCTTGTATTAACTTATTTTCTAATTCGGTAAGTCTTGGTCTGTACTGCATATTAAAATTCCTTTAAGATTACAACTGATAAACTACGCTTATCCATAAACTTCAACCAATCTAAAAACTGCTTTTCGTTATTTCTAACTAAGCAAGCCGTTGACCAACCGCCAATAACTGTACTTGCTGCTCCTGCCCTGTGACAATTTGCACCAATTACATCTATATATTCCTTACCGATTTCTTCCGCTTTATTATCCTTATCATTGTCTCTAAAATATGGAAATCCTTTAGCTTGTCTGTATGCCGGTTTTCCTTTATGCAATCCGTAGCTATGTGAGTTATAAACTATCCAATCGCTTTTCAAAACTGCGCAACCAAGCCCGTTGTATTCTGCAAATTTCTTTAATCCAACTGCTCCGGCATTTGATGTGCCAGTACAAACCATTTTGAATTTAGGTTCTTGTGCAGGAAAGCAATCGAATGAATATACTTTGTCGTCGAATCTATCAAACTCATCCTCATCTGAACGCACCCATACATCTAAAACTCCGCTCTTAGGAAATACTTTGAAATTAGGTAGGTTTGCAACCCTCGCAAGTAGCTGCACATCGGTGTATTCTTTTACATTGCCCATACATTTTTGTTATTATTTAAATATTTTATAACCTAAAAATACTAAAACAATTCCACATATAGCCATTAAATTCCAATTAACACCTTTCTCGTTTTTCTTTTGCTTTAAATCTATCTTATACTTTACCTTTGTTTTGTAACGTAATAACTCGATAGTATCCCTTACTTTGCGCCATTCTACTTTGGTTTCATAGCGAGTTTTTGGGATGTAAACCGAATTAGTCTGTACAATTGTATCGTATTTTGTGATATAATACGTTTTTTCACCATTAATAATAACACTATCTATTCTATCTATTGTGATAGTATCATTTATCAACGTGCATTTAAAGCCTTTCTGTGTTGCTTTTTTGTAGTGATATGAAGCATTGCACCCTGATAGCAAGAACATAGCGTAAATGCTAACTAATAACGTAAAACACCATGTTAAAAATTGTATGTAATTAAACCGCATCTTTATCTATTTTTTTATTATATACATTTAAGCCTATTGCTGTGCCAGAATACGCAAGAAATCCCCAAAATACAAATTCCTTTACTTCAAACGCTATCCAAAACATCGGAATGAATGCATAAATTACAGCAAAATGAAAAGAAATAAATGCAGCTATTCGCTTAAGTTCAAATTTTCCTTTAGGCTTTAATGTATCGTTTACGATTTGCATACTTGTATTTTTTATCCTGGAGAATAGCGAAGTATTGGTTTGGTGTTTCATATTGTTTATGTGTTTTATCGTATTGCATTGCTTGTGCAGAATCTTCTAAACAATCGTATAACCGCCCTTCAATTTCATTTACCTTCATATTGGTAACAATAAGCCAAAGAAATAATACACCCGTTGCGCCATGTTTTTTTATCAGTTCAAAAGAGGATTCTGTCATGGTATAAGCGTTGTAATTAGATTTCCTGCGTTGTTAATTGATACTAAATATTGCTTTGTCAAGTCAGGAGTTCGCATTACGATTCCATCTAAATAGTTTTTAGGCTTCCAAATACCGCCTACTAAAGTCAAGATGTTTCCATCTATTGCGCCAGTTGTATCGACATCGTGCAATTCACCAAGTTCATATCCGTTAACAATTGAATATAAAATTTGTCCGGTTGTTGCTGATGTTTCTAAAACTTTACCAATAGACACTAAATTATTAGGTGCAATTGGCTTTACATTTGTCACATATCCTGCCGTAATTGGTGACAAATAAAGGTCGTCTCCAATAGCTAAAGTAACTGTTGTAAATGGATTTGTTGCCGTTGTGCGTGTATCTAATAACGTCAATAAACCATTTGTAAGTACATTGCCATTTGCATTGTTTGCGATGTTAGCAGTTACAACTCCTAATGTTTTGGAGGATGTAATTTCACTATCCGCTTTTGCCTTAGAAATTAATGCTTTTCCACCCGATGTTCCGGATATGTATACAATTGTTCCTTTATATATAGTCGCTCCGGTTGTATTCCTTACCGCTACTGCAGTTTTTGCAACGGCATTTAAAACCTCATCACCCGTAATAGATTTAGTTTCGTATAAACCGCCTCCAATATCTTCGGAAATAACAAGCAAATCCGTTGCTATTAGATTACTGCCTTTAGGTGTTAAATCACTTATCTTTACTTCTGCCATTGTCTATTTTTTTAAGGTAGACTTTCAACTTTTGAATGTCTTTAATTTTTGGTTTTGTTAATTTCAAAATGGTAAAGGATTAACTTTAGGTACAAAAACAATCATTTCTAAATCTTGCAGCCATCCAAAACTTGGATTTAAATTCTGCTCGATTTCTTCAATTGAGATAATCCAATTATTGTTGTCATCTTGGATAGGATTAAAATAACTATCTTCATCAAATAATTGACCTACTAATAAATCCTTTTGTTCGATTGTCAAAAGACCTACATAGATAGTCTTTTCTTCGGTTGTTAAATCTGTTATTTTCATAATTTATACGTTACGTCCTAAAGTTGTTTGAAAGGCTTGTACTGCAGTATAGTAATTTGCTGATTCTGTATCTGTTAAGCCGTCTGAAATATAAGCCAATCTAAATTGAGAATTAACATAACCTTGAGCATAAGGTAAACTAGTTACACCCATTGTGCCTAAAAATATATTTGAAGATATAGCCAATCCACCGCCGCTATTTCCAGTAGTTAATAAAGTAGAATTTTTATAGATTTTAGTAATTGTGGAAGCTGTTTTTTGACCGCTAAAAAATCCAGCTCCTCCAGTAATTGGAGTTGATAAAATAGTACTATTTAATGCGACTCGTATAGAAGAAGAAAGAAGTTGAATAAATGAAAAATTTACATAATCAGTACATCCCATTACTACTGGGTCGCTCATTCCTGATGAGTTTTGTGTAATATAACAACCTAATCCATTACTATTTATAGATTGAACTAAATTTGGTGAAATTTTTGTATCAGCATACGCATTTGTACCATTCGGCAAAGCACCTGTACTTGAGTGAGTCCATCCTCCATTAAACACCAATCTAAATGCGCTATCACTATCAACCGGATTACGAAGATTAAATTTATGTTGCGCTGCACTTCCTCCACAAAATGGATAGATTGCTTTCATTTTGCTCCAAATTCCGTAGCCTTTTAAGTCAGTTACTAATTTATCAATTGCGCTCTTTTGTGTAGGGTTGGTAATCGCAGCAGCTGCTATAAAAGCAAGTGCGTCTGCATCTCCAGCAGGTGTTCCGATTAAATCCGTATCTCCATAAGGAGAAGAACTATAAATCGTACCCCATCCTATCGTATTATTCGTTTTTCCTTTACCCCAATCAATGGTATTATTTACCGCTGCTTGTCCCCATCCTATTGTGTTTGCCATATTGTCTTTAATTTAGATATACCAACCGGTGTAATTATTCATTGAATCGGGTGAAATCTCGTTATTTGAATTCGTATAGTATTCAGGAAATAAAGCATTATTAAAACTCATATAATCAATGAATCGTTCTGTATAATTCTGCGCTATACTTCGTTCCTTTTCGATAAGAAAATCTACCTCATTCTTTTCTACGTTAACACTATTTTCGCTTGAATGCTTGTAAACTCCTTTATTAGCAATTGTGTACGCTGCAAATGGCATATATTCAACCATTGCCCAATGTATTAACATCGGCTTTAAATAGGTAATTGTGAGAGATAAATAGTTACCTGATAAAGTATTTGCTATAATGTCAGCTTTAATCTTTTCAAGTAGCTTTGTTCCGCAGTAATTCTGCATGTGAATATCCTGCGCAATTTTGACAAATTGAATAAACTTATCAGTATCAACATTGCCATTCATTGCGGTGAATTTAACGATGTCGTCTCGTGTTATTAGTAATGCTTCTGCCATTATTGAAATCTTTTATTAGTTGGTAAAAATCCGTTATATGGCATATCCATCGGCTTCATTGCAACCTCTCTTGGATTTCTAATTCTATAACCTGCCTTTTCCGCTTTTGCAACTGATACTTGTTTAGCATTAGGAGACAATGGGTCTATTCCTGAATTTGCTCCAAGTGCCACAAAGGTTTGTCTAATCCATTTGTGGTGACAATCTCCACCGCCTTTATATAACCAAATAGAATAAGTATCAGCTCCTTCAGGCCCCCAACCTTTATTAACTGCCGTACTACTCATTCTTAAAATATCCTCTTTTCGGTAAACCTTTTTAGCATTAACCATTGACTTACAGAAATCTCTACTATTTGTGGATAAGCCTTCGCTATATTTATAACGTGTAATGAATTTAAAATCATTTACAACATCGTCTTGTTCACTTTTTGAACGAGGAAATGCAGTTCCAGTGCTTACAAAGTTGTATATTTTAGAAAGTAAAGAAGGTGTTTTTTTATTTATGCTTTCAATTTCATTATCCAACTCATCTTCGGAATCGTAATCCACTTCCGTTTCATCTATAAGCATCCAATTTTCCGGCACATCTTCTCCGAATGCCGATAAGTCTATTTCGTCAATTGCACTTAATTCCGTACCCGTTTCTTCTGCTACTTGTTCTTCTGTTTGTGCATTTTCTAAATCTGTAAATTCTAAAGGTTGCAATGTTTTGAAATACAATTTTAAACTAATTCCGTTATAAGCTAAAATAGAATCAAATGCTTCTAATATTTCTTCTTGCATCGGTCTAATAACCATGTTATCGAATAATATTGAACTATTCTTTAATTCGTCTGCGTTTGAACTAAAACCCGTACTTGTTGCAATTCCAAATAATAAAGGAGAAGTAACATTGTGTCCAAGCATAATTTTACGCAAACATTCCTCACTTAAAAATGCGTAATGTTCCGGAGCATTATCTACGGGGATTGATTCTATTGTAGTAGCACTTTCCGCATTACGATTAAATGCAACAATAACTGGATTCCCTTGCGCTCCGGTAAGTTTAGCAGTTATTTTAGATGCAATTTGTTCTTGCTGTTCCTCCGTAGGTATTCCATTTGAAAAATTCAATAACACTTTTCCGCTAAAACTACGCTGAACATCGTTAATTAAGTAATCCGCAATCTCTTCCTCCAACATCGCATATGGTAAACTACCTTGATAATCAGGATAAGAATAATATTTCATTCCAACCGCATAAGGCTTTGAAAATAATATTTCCACCTCATCTTTTGATGTGCCAAATGCCGAATATCTTTGTGGTTTAAATTTCTTTACATCTGTCCAATCGTCAGAATAGTAATAACCTACAATATTTCCATCCTCATCGCACTTTTCTGCACGAATTAAGTTGGTAGGAATATGATAAGCCTTAAGTATTTTTGAATGGTCTTTAGAATAATGCACTTGAATAGCAAATTGTCCAAGCATTTTTCTGTCCATACAAATTTTACGTACACAATCTTTATTGAATAAAGCCATCATTTGTGCGTATTCGTTTGGCTTTTTAGACGCATCTAACGCGCTTAAACCACGACCATATATAAGTCGTGAGATATTGTTTATAATGGCGTTATTCGTCGTTGAATTCGTATACCTATCTATAAGAAAAGAATAATAATTATTGTCAACTCCGTATTCTACCCAAGCATCTTTCTTTGATTCTTGAATAGTTGGTGTAGAATATGCTGCTAAATTAAGTATGTGTACGTTATTACTCATAAACTATGAATGTATTTGTAGTATTGTTGCTTGTATATTGTGCATTGTTTACAGAGAATGTAGATGTACTTTGGTCTGTACAGAATATCTTATCTCTGAAAACTATATCTGAATTATTCTTTATTTCGATTGTATAAAAATGATTTTCTTTAAGGTTAAAAACACCTCTTAATTGAACGTAATATCCAAAATCAGAAATTACATAACCAGTTATTTGAGTCGTTACATTTGTCTGCTCATCCGTAACGTATACATTAGTGAAAGTTGTACTTCTTGGAATGAAGAAAACTTGTTGCGTAT